GAACGCTCGAATCTGTAGATAAGGCTGGTCGTAAGTCTGAGAAGGCTTACCAACTTGCTAAGGCTTCGGCTGAGTTGAAGCGTGACATTGAGACCATCATCACTGCCAACCAAGCAGTTACTGTTGGCAACTCCTCGACGGCTCGTAAGATGTCTTCGCTCCTGTCCTGGATCAAGACCAACACCAACAAAGGGTCGGGAACGACTACCGCTGGTGCTGACCCCACGACCTCTGGCGTAAGTGCTCGTGTTGACGCTGACACGACCCGTACTTTCACCGAGACCATGCTCAAGGATGTGGTTCAGAAGGTGTTTACCTCCGGTGGTACGCCCACCCTGCTGGTTGTTCCTCCTGCTCTCAAGCAAGTTGTTTCTGGCTTTACTGGCCTGTCCCAGCATCGCTACAACAGCAACGCTTCGGGCGAAGTGACCATCCTGGCTGGCGCTGACCTCTACCAGTCGGACTTCGGTGTTATCTCCATCGTCCCGAACCGCTTTATGCGTAGTCGTGACGCTCTGGTGCTTGATCCCGAGTACGCTGCTCTTGCTTACCTCCGTCCCTTCCAGACCAATGATCTGGCTAAGACGGGCGACAGCGAGAAGACTCAGATCCTTGCCGAGCTGACCCTTGAGGTTAAGAACGAAGCCGCTCATGGCGGTGTGTTCGACCTCGCTGCCAGTTGATAAATAGGCAGTATTGATGTAGACTCGGGGGTGGGTTATTCCCACCTCCGATTTCCCTTTGGGGTTACATGAAACAAATACTTTCCGTGGATGCGACCACAGGCATAAGCCAAGTCGCATACGATGATGGTGAGGGTGGTCTAGTAATCAAGACGGAACAGGACATTAGTTCTATTCTTGAGGCCAACAAACAGGCTTATAACCAGACCGACGAGCGAACCAAATGGGGCGAATTTGCCCATGTCGCTGCTATCCCGCTCACTGTATTCCAAGAACTCAACAGAAAAGGCATTTGCCGAGGCTTTATGGTCATGGACCAGAAGGCAATGAAGGCATGGCTAAATGATCCTGAGAACAGGCATTTTAGAGTGAGGGCTGGGAGAGTATGAAGATAGGAATATGTATCCCGTCAAGGGGTGAGATGGCGATAGGAACCGCTTTCGACTTAGCAATCATGTCGGCTTACGACGCTAAGTACCGAGACGGGGAACTTGGTGTATATACAGTAACTGGGACGCTGATATTTGACCAACGAGAGAAGTTGGCAAAGGCGGCAATAGAGGATGGCTGTGATTATGTCCTCTGGATAGATGCCGATATGAGGTTCCCGAAGACTACGATTGAGCGCCTACTGTCCCATAACAAGGACATTTGTGGCGTAAATGCAACAACTAGGACGATACCTGTAAAGGCGACAGCCAAGAACCTAGAGGTAAATTTAGAGGAAAAGACCAACACTTGGTTGCCAGTCAGTTCTAAAGGAAAGACTGGGATCGAGCGGGTTACTTCTCTGGGTTGTGGGGTGTTGCTCGTTAAGAAGGAAGTTTTTGAGAAGACTCCTCACCCGTGGTTCTGGTTCTACCAACTGCCAGGGGACAAGGTCTTAGGCGAGGATGTTCACTTTTGCGTTGCCGCACATGACGCTGGGTTTGAGACTTGGGTGGATCATGGCCTGAGCCAAGAAATCGGTCATGTGGGTGAATACACATACGGATGGAAGGATGTAGATGGCAATAACCAACTACTCGGGGCTAAAGACAAGCGTAGCAAACTATCTAGGAAGAAGTGACTTAACGACACAGATTCCTGATTTCATCACGCTTGCCGAGTACCGCCTCCAGAGAAATCTGAGGATTCGGCAGATGTTGAAGACTGCTACTGCCTCCACAACCGGAGGAGATAACACAGTAGGTCTTCCGTCTGACTTCCTAGAGCTTCGTGATATTTATATCGACGCTCGTCCTCGTTTTACTCTTTCCTACCTTTCGCCTTCTGCTTTCTCTCGGGATGCTCGTGCTGCCGAGTCTGGTAGACCTAACTTTTACACACTTCGGGCGGCTGAGTTTGAACTCGCTCCCATACCTGACGGAACCTATAGTTTAGTAATGCTTTACTTTGCTAAACCAGATGTGCTCAGTGATAACAATGCTAGCAATGTCTTCTTGGCTAATGCCCCTGATGCGCTTCTTTATGGGGCGCTACTAGAGGCCGAGCCGTATCTTATGAACGACAACCGCATTGCTATCTGGTCAAACTTCTACAATTCTGCTCTTGAGTCTCTGAATGTATCCGATGAGTCCTCAGAGTATTCCGGTGTCCCCCTTCAAATGTCTGTTACATCGAGGTAATCATGGCTGCTCTATCTAACTATCTTGAGAACGCTCTTATGAACGCTGTTCTCAATAACACTTCTTACACCTCCCCAGCGACTACATTTGTGGGTCTGTTTACCTCTGACCCGACGGATGCTGGATCTGGAACCGAGGTCTCCGGTGGGTCTTATGCCCGTAAAGCGGCAAGTTTTGGAGCGGCTTCGCAGGGTAACTGCTTGAACGATGCTGACATTACTTTTGACCAAGCAACCGGAAACTGGGGAACAATTACCCACTTTGGTCTTTTTGATGCCGTTACCTCTGGCAACCTTTTGTTTCATGGTGCGCTGACATCTAGCAAGGCCATTGAGTCTGGCGACATCTTTAAAATCGCAACTGGTAACTTGAGCGTTACCTTGGCTTAATGCTCACCCTTGAGGAACTAGACCGATTCGGCTCGTTAGACAGCCTCCCCTTTAGCCTCGATGCTAATTGGGTAGAGGACGGGATCTGTGGGCCGTATCCGCTAGAACTTCTTGATTACTTTGGGGACTTAGACTCCCTCGCTTTTAGTCTTGATGACCCGATATGGGAAGCCGAGACAACTTGTATTTTCCTAGCAGACGGAGCGATTTCCGGTGTCGGAAGCGTAGTCGGTGCTGGGGTAAGAGAACGGGTCGGGGCTTCTTCCGTATCAGCGGCTGGGACAGTAAGTTTCAGCGGTGTACGGGAAAGAATGGGGGCTTCGTCTGTATCCGGTAGCGCAAGCGTCCTATTTGACGGATACCGAGAAAGGTTCGCTCAGTCTTCTGTAAACGCCACAGGAACCGCTAGTGGCGCAGGATTTAGGCAGAGAGTAGGAAGTGCGTCTGTAAACGCATTGGGGTCGATTACAGGGTTTGCTACGGCAATCCGCTCAGGTGCTTCTAGTGTCAGCGGTGCAGGAAGCGTAAGCATAGCCTTCGCAAGGGTTCGCCCAGGGGCTTCTAGCGTATCTGCAAGCGGGTCACTAGAGGCAAACGGACTACGAGTCAGGACTAGTACCGCTGATGTGCTTGGGAGTGTAATTACCCAAGTTACACCCAACGCTACTTTTGCTGGCAATAGCTCTGTAGACGGGTCTGTAGAAGCGTCAATGAGCGCAGAAGATTGGATATATCTACGGGCAAGAGTGGAACCCCGTACAAGATCAGGCAAACACTTGGTCTACTGAATCTGTCGACTCTGACTCTTGGACTGACATTTCAATAGGCCCGAACACTTGGACTGATGTTGCGGTGCATCCGAACATTTGGACACAACAATCAACTGGAAATAACGAATGGCGACTTCAAGGGTAACTTTTGGCGAGTGGCTACCTGACCAGCCAGGGGTAATAGGTGCTCTAACTACCGCTAAGAATGTGTTTCCTAAAGCGGTTGGCTACGGCCCATTTCCTAATTCTGTTGAGTTCTCCCAGAACGCTTCTGAAGACTTGAACTCTGTGGTTGCTGCTAGGGACACTAGTGGAACTACAAAGATTTTTGCTGGTGGTCAGACTAAATTGTTTCTGCTTAACTCTGCAAACTTGTCTTTTGATGATGTGTCAGGCACGACTTATGGTTCAAGTAATGACTGGAAATTCACACAATTTGGGAATAGTCTGATTGCTGCTAACGGAGAAGACAAACTCCAGTATTACGACCTAACAACTACTAACAACTTTGCTGACTTGGACGCTGGTGCGCCAGAGGCTAGGTTTGTTACTGTGGTGCGGGACTTTGTGGTGACAGGGTGGCAACCTAACGAGAACTCAAGGGTGCAGTGGTCAGGGATTAACGATCCGACCACTTGGTCATCTTCTGGTGTAACGCAGTCTGACTTTCAAGATATTCCTGATGGTGGGCAGATTCAAGGCGTTACCGGAGGTGAGTTCGGACTTGTCCTCCTTGAGCGTTCGATTGTCCGTATGTCTTATGTTGGTACACCGCTGGTCTTCCAGTTCGACAACATCTCTAGGAATCTAGGGTGCTACGAGCCGAACTCGGTAATCCAGTGGCAGGGTGTTACTTACTTCCTTGGTGACGATGGCTTCTATGCTTGCGA